TCTCCTCACAAACGAAGCCATGCGTGTCAGTCGTGACGTGAACAACTGTGTGATGATTTGTCATTCTTCGCGCAATGTGGTCGAAAGTGTCGATATCGAAGGAAAGGTGAAGGACGCCTACTTGACTGGCATTGGCTACAGTGTAGCCGGGATGAGTGGTAGTCCTGTGATAGCTTCTGTGACCGGACAAGTCATTGGAGTTCATTGCATGTTTATCGCTTCTCCCAACAATGGATGTATAGGATCCGTCCTTGCAGCCATAGTCAGTCGAGAGGAAGTTCTAGCCGCCATCGAAGCACTCGATAATGGAGTCGGTTCCGTAGCTCGTCTCACTAGTTTCCCAGATGCACCAATTCACCGTGGAGTTCTAGTCGAACAAGTTGGTCTCGAAGGAGAAAACTCGATTGACTTGTACTACGCAGTGTCCGATTACATCGACGGTGTCATCCCTCCAACGTGGGGAAACAGAGATGAGAAGGACCTGAAAGCTCTCCTGGAAAGAGGAGCTTTCAAACGGACAAGGAGCGTCGATCAGATCCACCCTTATCAGTACGTCAACAAGACGTTGATGGACGAGACAATGATTGCGCACGGCCACCAGTCGTACGAATCTGACGTCGTCCCGATAGGGTGGTTCCCTCGACGCAACAACCAGACACAGCTCAGGCTCTCTCCTCTCGCTGCTCATTTGCCAGATGAGTGGATGACGAAAGCGCCTGCTAACCTCGAATGTCCTAAGGCACTCGTCCACTACGCACGTCACAAAGCTGTGGTGACTACAATCACTGCAACTGATGAGTGGAAGAGAGCTAAGAACTACGTTGTGAGCAAGTACCTCCGTATTCTTCGTGAACACGGTCCTGTTGAACGCGCTGCGTTTTCCTTTGAGAAGGCGTTGTACGGTCACAAGTACATTCCTCACTTCGAGCCCATGGACATGGCCACCTCACCCGGACTGCCCTACAAGGCGCGTGGATATGATGGAGCGAAGACGAAGCGTGAGCTTCTCGTTGGTGAGAACTGCGGAAAGCAACATCTCTGTGATACTTTCGCTTACCAACTCGTTCTGTACATCCACAAAGCCTCGGAAGGCTACAGCCTGCGCGGCGAATTTCCCGTAATGGAGACGTTGAAGGATGAACTCAGAGAGGAATCGAAGGTTGACAAACCTCGAGTCTTCGCAGTTAACAACTTCTGTTTCAATGTTCTTTTCCGTCTTCTTTACGGAGAATTCGTCGCCCATGTCACCAATCTCCGCAATCGACTATCCTGCAAAGTGGGAGTCAACCCATACGATAGCGCTCAATGGATGCACCTGCTTGGCAGGAACCGAACTCAGTTCGCAGAGCACTACGTAGCGGGAGACTACTCCGGATTCGATCAGATGCATGACGCAGAGATGCTGTCTGTCTTCTTCGAGATTGCTGACATGTGGAACTACACCACCCGCCCACTCCTTTCAGAAGATCTTGGTAGAATCTTCTATGGTGAGATTGATCGTCAACCATTCCATGTTTATCAATCACTCGCCAATGCACTGAAGGATGTGGTCATCAACACCATCTACCTCAACGACGGATTCGCATACTCCTACTCCGGAGGCAATACCAGTGGAAATCCAGCCACCGTTGTTATCAATTCGATAATCAACGAGTGTCTCATGACTGCTGCGTACATTGCCCTCTGTGAAGAAGCTGGATATGAGTTTTCTGAGGTAGAATCCAACATCATCACATATGGCGACGACAATGTCGTTTGCCTGAGTGAAAGAGATGTTGCCTTCTACAATCAGATCTCTATCACGGAGTACTTCGAGAAGCACAACATCGCCTACACAGACGCCCACAAAGGACACGCGGTTAGACCAACCATTCCGCTTTCGGAAGTAACATTCCTCAAGCGAAGCTTCGTTCCTTATCTCACTGGTGGCTGTGGAGCTCCGATAGCTATCGAATCCATCCTCAACCCTCTCTTCTACTACCAGAAGAGTTCAATCGCACACATTGGACGTGATCGTCCCAATCTCACCCCCGAAGCATTAGTGCAACAGTGTATCAACTCACAAATGCGTGAATTGTACCTTCATGGTTACAATACATTCATGCGTTATGTTGATCGCATTCACCGTGCTATCAGGGAGGCTCGTCTAGATCTGTACCTACCCAGTTATTCTGAAGTAGCCGAGCAGATGAACGAGCTCAAGCACAATCCAGTTGATGCTTGGGTCGATCACGATCAAGCTGTGCGACTTGCCAATTCAGTTAGACTCGCTATTCGTGACAACGAAGTCGCAGCACTGAGAGATGAAGTAGAATTCTATGATGAGACGGACTACGCTCTTGAGGGTGAAGATTATTACAATCCACGTCCACCTCACATCATGAAGGCATACTCACTCGAAGGTTACGACACCAGCGAGATCTTCTGAACACACACCACTAAATACATTCCTTCCCACTATGGGTCGCATTGTTTCACTTGCAGCTTTTAAACTGCTTTTTCTTATACATAATTGTTTTGTAGTTTGTGGCGTATATAACTTGTAAAACCCTTTCGTTGCGCGGTG